ACAGCCGATCGATAGACCATTCCGCGGCTGCACAGCATGGCACACCAGGAGCAGGGGTCCCCATCGGACACCCGAGCCCAGCCCAGCGCGTCCTCATCGGCCAGCACCGTGCGCTCCATCACGTCCCGGCCGCCCTCAAGCACCAGCCGGGTAGCCGTTCCAGCCAGCGTGACCCCCGCGCGATCCCGAGCCTCCGCCGGCGGCACACCCAGACGCACCGCTTGCCGGTACACGAACAGGCCGGCCCCGTCCAAAGCCTCGTCCAGGCGCCGCTCGACCAGCTCGCGCGGCTGTGCAGGCTCGATCTCGCCCCGCACGCCGGCCTCGGCGCGGATCCGCTGATAGTAGGGGCCGGTCAGCCGCGCCGACTGGCTGCGGCGGTCCCGCACGATCGCCTTCAACGCCACCTTCAGCGTCCGCCACGACCCGTCAGGGTCGTCCAACGCCAGCAGCGCCAGCAGCATCGTCACAATGTCCCTGGCGGTCGTGGACGCCACCACCCGCTGCTCGGCCTGATACTGCTCGGCAAGACGCCGCTGTTCAGCCGCCGGCATCCGGCAACTCCTGCGGCGACGCCGGCGGAGCCTCGGGGCCGTTCGCGTCCCTCATCTGCCGGTCGATGATCTGGTTGAGCTGCTCGCGCGGATCAGCGCGCTCAGCGGTCTTCTTCCAGCGCTGCACGTCCGTCTGCGTCACCCCGGGGATGCGCTCCCACAGCTCCTGCGGCGGCACCTGGAGCATCTGCGCCAGCTTGCCAAGAGCGTCCACGGTGGAGGCCAGAGCGCGAGCTTCGGTGTCACGCCACACAACCTGCGCGTGAACGTCTTCCCAGCCCTTGCGGTCCTTCGCCGCCAGCGCCGCCAGCCGCAAAGTCTGCTCGTGCGACTCGCCGAAGCTCGATTTGCGTTCGGAGATTTTCCGCTGAAGCCCCGACTCGGCCGCCGCCAGCGCCTCCGCGCTGAGGTTGGCCATCTGGCCGAGCAGGTGATGCGGCGGCGTCTGCGACACGGTCGCGATATGCCGGACCGTGGCCTCCGCCGACGACAGATACCCGTCCAGTGAGGTCTGCCCGAACTCTCCGAATTTCGTGTCGGCGTCCTCAGCGACCCACAACCGGCTGACGGAGGCGTTGAACGGCTCCATCGGGCTGCCGTTCTCGTCCAGCGGCGGCGCCATGCCGGTCACCCATCGCTGCCGGAACGCCGCATACTGCTGCGCCATCAGCAGGTTGAACGTGGTGGCGTTGAGCTGGTCCTGCATCTCGATCAGCGGTTCGACCTCGCCGCGGATGCAGTCGTCGCCGTCCAGGTCGTCACCGTTGGTGTAGCGGACGACCGGGCACACTCCCAGCCCGTGCTCCTCCGGCGGGGCGACTAGGCGCAGCTTGCCGCCGGACTTCGCCTCCCCTTCGAGCCGGTACCGGAAGTTGTCGTCGTACAGCAGCACCGACCGGATACGGCCCTTGAGCGTGTTGAGGGTCGTCTCCTCGACCGCGTACTCGGGCCACTCGTCATCGACCGGATCCCGATAGAAGGCGGTCATTCGGAGCGGCGACTTCGGGGAGATCACCGGGACGGGCTTGCCCGGCATCACCACCGTGTAGCCGACCCCGTACTTCAGCGCGGTGCGGTGCAGGCCGTGCTGGCGGGCATCCATACGGTTGGCCTGCCAGGACTTCCACGCCTGCGTGTTCTCGTCCGAGCCCGCAGGCCGGTACCCGTCCACGTACAAGGCCTGCGCCACCACGGTCACGACCAGCGGCAGCACGTTGACCTTGGCCCGTTTGATCAGCCACCGGTATTCCTGCCGCGCACCCTTCGGCACGTACACGCTGGACGCCTCGCCCCGCATGTAGGCGGAGATCTTTTGCAGCCGAGGCTGCTCCTGCTCCCGCAGCTTCAGCAGCGTCTTAGCGGTGTCCAGGACTTCGTTCTCCGAGAGGGCCAACACGCACCCCCTCTATCGATCGTCAGAATCCGTAGACGCGGCCAGTCCGCTGCTTCTGCTTGCGGTTCTTGTACCTGGGCGACGCCAACACCAGGCGGCGCACCATCCGAGCGCCGATCACACACACCGCGGCGTCGATCTTCCTCGGCGAGTCCGGCGACTCCTTGCCGATCGACACCCCGTACCGGTTCGGCCGGCGGCGGGCATTCGCAACATGCCGGGCCGTGCGCGAATCGCCGTCATGCGTGAACCGCCGGTCCAGAATCTCCGTCTCGGTCAGCTCGCACGCCTGCGTGAAATCGAACACGTGTCCGCGCATGTCCCACGCGATCGGCTGCGGCTCTTTCCCGGTCGGGACCGCCCACACCAGCAGGTCATCGGCGTACCGGTCGGGCCACGTGACCCGGGTGAAGCCTTCCCACTCCTTCACGTCAGCGAAGAAGCCGAGCACCTGCCACCGGTCGAACATCTGCTCCACCGCCGCGTCCACCTCGGCCACCGGCACGACGGATTCGGTGTCGTGGGACGGGTCTGGCTCCCACACCCCGATCGTGAACACGTGCCCGTCTGAGATGCGGCAGCCGATCAGCGCCGTGGCGTCACGGCTCTTGGATCCGTCGAAGAAGGCTGCGATCTCCTCGCCGTCCGCCACAACCTGCGTCGGGTCCGCGAGCGCGCTCCACGCCTGCGGGGTCGTCCACGCATCCTCCGCCGCAGTCGGCCAGTTCAAATACTTGCGCTTGGAATCGTCCGGCCTGGAGCGCGGATCCCAGATCCGCTCCATGATGGGCCTGATCTTCTGCCAGAAGCAGTCCTCGTACACGAACTCCAGCGCCGCCCGCAGCGACTCCGGGTCACTCATATCCGTGTCCGGCGGCGCCACCCGCGCGTCGTACAAGATCTTCGACTCGCCCCGGGTACGACCCTCCTCCTGGGCCACCCACGCATCCCACGAAGCCTCCGCCACCGACCCGATCCCGGGCACCCACGCGTTGCACGTCTCCAGCATCCGGTTGCCCGACTTGGTCAGGTTGTCCTCAAGCGTCGCCGCCAAGTCCGGGCCGCCGTTCGACGGCTTCCAGTGCTCGGTCTCGTCCGCGATCACGCAACTGGACTCGGCGCCCTCCGCCGCGGTCGCCGACGCGGTGATGACCTCCAGCGTCCCCTCGGGCTGCTTGTAGTACTGCGTCTTGCCCGCATCCAGCCCGAACGCCTGCACCAGCGGCGACCCCTTCGAGGCCAGCGCCCGCACCATCCGCATCGTGTTCGCCGTCTGAGATTCGGCCGTGGCCGCGATCTGCACCAGCGGCATATCCACCGGCTTGCCCCGCACGCCGCCCGGCGCCTTCGGGTCGAAGTCATCGACCCGCACGGGAGCGGTGAACTCCGCCAGCGCCAGAACCGCGGCGAACGGCGACTTCCCGGAGCCCTTAGCCAGCCGCCGTACCCCGTGATGGAACAGCCAGTTGCCGTCCTCGTCGACCGCGTACCACCACAGCAGGAAACGAACTTGGGATTCCACGAACTGCCAGCGCTGACCCGCACGCGGCCCGTTCGGGTGGCGCAGGTACTTGCGGGCCCAGCCGATCACCTCGAAACCGAGAGTGAACTCCGGAACGCCGGACGGGAGCGTGATCAGCCGGTCAGCGGGCGAGGCGAGCGCGCCACTCATCGATCTCAGCGACCGCAGCCTCCTCGTCCGGGTCGCCCTCCGGTGCCCGCTCCAGCTCGATCCGCAGCCGCCGCCGGTCCCCCTCCGTCGCCGCCAGCGACCCGAAGCCGGACAGGATCGCCGTCAGCATGTGCGCGGTCGGACGCTCCTCGAACCGCTCGATCGCCCGAGCGATGATCAACGCCGACGCCCAGTCCGAATCCGCGTAAAACTCCGACTGGCCTGACGTGCGCAGCGACTCATACCAGCGCCGGGCCAGCCCCGACAGTTCGTCCGGGCATTCCGGCCCGCGAACCTCACCAGGCCTCACCGCGACGGGCGCGGAGTCGACGTCGGTCTTGTTGCGGCGACGCCGCTGATTGCTGCGCTTGGGCACAGGCCCAGCAGTACGAGCCATCTGTTCCTCCCATGTCGGGACGGCGCACCGTCCCATGCCGGGAGGAGTGCGCTACAACAGCGAGGCAACCGCCTCAGAGATGTCCGCGAGCCGTCTCGGCATGTCGCCGAACGTCCTGCCGGTGATCGCCATGTACCGCATGTCGCCGTACACTTCGATCTTCCGGTCACCGGTTCGCAGTTTTCGGCCGCGCTCAACGCGTGCCAGCCCCCACACGTGCAAGCCCCGGCCCGAAGCCGACACCTGAATCCACGTCGGGGGAAGTCTGTCGAGAATGTCCTGAGCCCACGGCGCCACCCGGTCGCCGTCAAGGCAGTCGTCCAGGTCGATGCAGGCGATCCCGTCGCCGTTGAGGACGAACCCCAGACCGACGCCGGCCTTCGACGCGCGCGCCTCGCCGTACGAGCACCAGGTGCCCGGGTCCGTCGAGGAAGCGGCGCGGCCGACCGTCGTCAGCGGCACCTTCTTGCGGGAGCGGCGAACCCAGCGGTCGCGCTCAACCAGCTCGCGCGGAACACGATGGCGGTCACGATGAGCAGCCACCCGGCAGCGAGTCGAGCAGTACTTAGGAACCCTGCCCCGGCCCGCGACAGGCAGCGATTCCCCGCAACGCCCGCAGGACGAGGCCATCACCGGCCTCCCTTTTCGCGGTTGCACCACGGGTGCAGAAGCTGCAAATTCGCCAAGATATGGTCGCCGCCAACACTCCTAGGGATTATGTGGTCGAACTCCGCATCCGCAGTAAGTGGCTCCGAACACCATGTGCAGCGCCCTTCGCTCTTCAATGCCACGTCGGGAGCGAAGACGCGCTCGATTCGCCCGTCCGTGGATTGAAACGCGCCATGCCACAGGGCATTCGACTTGCGACAGTGCGGCGAGTTGCACGTGACCGTCCCCGACTTCCCCACAGGCTCGCGTCGACAGTAGAGGCAGATGGAGGACCGCTCCCATGGCGCACCGCTCGCACGCCACCGGCAATCAGCCGAGCAGTACTCGATGTGCGGAAGCTTCCCCTTCAGAGAGCGCCGGCAGAACCGATTCGGGCACCGTCTCTTCGTCTTCGCCATACGCCAAGAATACCACTCGCGATGTAACGAAATGGGGCTTTGACGTGCGTAAATACGGCCTGCAGTCCGAATCGAATGTCACTCAGAGCGATCACCGCAGGCCCCGAACTCGTCTCAGCCCGTACAGAATCTCCGGCGCA